ATCCTATTGATTCTGTCAGAGCGTGCGGGCGATGCAGCAGGGTTGGCTGACTAATGGCAGCAGTATTGATTCTAACTAAGATTCTCAAAGAACTGAGGGAGATAAAGAAATGTCTCAAGGACTTGAAGCAATAGCACCAATAGACAAACAACAGAATGAGCGTATCGTCTGGTGTGAACGACTACTCTATCTTATTGTTCTGTTACAGTTTCCCCAGTTGGCGTCGCTGGTTTGAGATAATTGTCTATGACTTTTTTTACAAACGGATCAATATCTTCTCTCAATCTTGCAGCTAATAATAAATTCTTAGTTCCAGCTTCTCCAACAGTAAAAGAACCGCTTAATTTTTCTTCTATTGCCAATTGAATCCAAGTAGATCTAGATGAATTGTAAGAAAGTTGAGATTCCACCTCACTAACTAGTGTCTTTGGTAGATTAACCGAGATATTCTCCTTTCTGAGTGCGTGTGCTTTGCGTGGGCGGCCTAGTTTCTTCATTGTACATACTCTCCTACATGCATCCTTGATTTACAGATTGGACAAGGAGGTCTTCCCGATATGCATTTGACAACGATATGGTCGCAAGTTGCACACTCGTACATCTTCCAAATCATTGTAACAACCCACTATTGTCCCATCTTGCTAGTTTGTCGATGTTTTCTAGTGCTAATGCTAGGTATTCTCTTGTCAAAATAGTCTTCAAATAAACTTCCGTGTCTAAATATTCGTGATCAGATTGTATTTTGAATAATCTGTTTCTAATTTGTGCTATCATATCGGCCATTTTAGCCCAATCTTTTGCGTCCATGAACAGTCCTACGGCTGTTTTACTTATATAATTAATTGATTAAAGAAAGTTTTAACCTACTTTTCCTTGTAGAGTGTAGTACTGCGTACTATAAACACACTACAATACGGTAGAGATGACTAGGCTATGACACATCAAATACTATAAACTACCTCCTGTCATGATAGGGTATGGCTAAACAAGAGTCCTTTTTTATCAGAGCAACAGTAACCCCAGACGACAGCGGTACATTCGTACAAACAGCAGTAGATCTATCATCCTACGTTAATGCACTTGGAAAATCAATTTTGAAGATCCGTGCAATAGAAGGAGAATGGTGTCAAGGCCCTACCGGTGCTATTCCTAACGGTGCCCCTAAGATGGATGCGGGTACATCATCAGAAGCAGTTTGGCAATTAACTACTCAATCTAATACTGGACTTGTCAGTTTAGACGACAGAACAACCATTGCTAAAGGCGCACTTTGGGCTCACAACCAAGACGGAGCATCAGCAGTACCTAGTAACGTCTACAACGACTCCCACCTACCTCAACACTACTCTGATGGTTTCCTTGTAGCAGTTGAAGAAGTCTATCTAGGCGGTCTTTGTGGTGCTAATTGGGCTGCAACCTCAAACATGACCTTCAACATAGTCTTAGAATGCGAAGTAATGACCCTAACTCAGTCTGCAGCAATGGCATTGGCACTCTCACAACAGTAAGGTGAGTTAGTTGTCCAGGGACATGATGCTAACTGTTGATGAGTATATGGCGTTCCGCCGACTCATTTCTAGTGAGCGAGAATCAGAAGGAACTACTCTTTCAGAAGAAGTTAGATCAGAACCAAAGAAAAGACGCAAATCTGCATATGGTCGTAAATACTCTGCAGCGTTTCGTCGCATAGCACCTACATACAAAAACAAGAATGGCACCTGGAGAAAAGGTGGATTCAAAGCAGCAGTAAAAGCAGCACATAAGGCGGTGAAGAAATGAAGCGTACTGGCCGTACTGTATATCTAAGTGGTGCTGTTTCTTTTGCTACTGCAGACGCAGTTTTCTCATCTGGTCTTACCAACGTAGCATATTTTCAAAACATCCTGGTAGATGAAAGAAGAGGATATGCATACAAAGTAACTTTTATGTCAGCATTTCCAAGTGCTACTGTAGCGACAGGCCCTGGAAATGTACCATTCGCGTTACAATCTTTCTCCAGGAGAGAATTACTACGAATGTCTGAGGCTGAATTGCAACTTTATTCTGGTAATAATACTGCAGTCGGTACAAGTGGATTTATTGCAGCACAAAATAGAACTATTGGAATTTATGCAAATCACAGCGAAAAAGGATTTAGTGAGGTTAATTATCAAAATCAATATGTTATCAAAGGTGATGCAATGGCAACCCAATCATTGAGTTTGTGTGTTGATCTATTAGCACTTGGACAATCGGATAGTTCTGCAACTTACTACATAGAACTAGAAGAATACGAAGTTACATCCGACGAAGAAATCCTATTGATTCTGTCAGAGCGTGCGGGCGATGCAGCAGGGTTGGCTGACTAATGGCAGCAGTATTGATTCTAACTAAGATTCTCAAAGAACTGAGGGAGATAAAGAAATGTCTCAAGGACTTGAA